AGTCCTACCACAAACGATACACTCTGTCTCGTCCTTTGATGCTGCCTTACAATCTTTACAATAGTAAATCTTGTAGATCATTCCTCAATGCCTTCTAGTTCTTTTAACTTCCATGCTGGTATTGGCTTACCAAATGCTTGATAGTGCATATAGGCATAAGCCTCTTTCATTCTTTGCTGCTTCTCTTCTTCTGTGTGCTCTTTAATAGTATACATGTGCTTTTCTCTTTTCCCATCTACTTCTTGCTCTGCCCTTTTATTTTGCTGCCATTTTCTCATGTATGATTTCTTGCAGACTCTACATTCTGTATGAAGTCTAGCCTTATTCTTTTGCTGAGGACCAAAGAACTCATCAGTCAAAGGCTTCGTTATCTTACATGTAGAACAAGTTCTGTACTCCATTGATTACCACTCTTTATCGCCTACAACTTTAGGCTCTGCTGTAGTCTTGTATAGTGCATAGAACTTCATTAATCTATCTGTTACAAACTGAGTAAACTCATAGTCTGCGTCAGACTCGTATGCTGCTCTGTCAGAGTTGGGAATCATCTGGATTCCTGTCTCTAGAAATACACTCATGAACCTTAGTTCATATTCTGTTACTGGCTTCATTTCTTTTCTCTCTTCTCTCGTCTAATTAATTTGTGATAGCAGCACTTGCACATTGTACGAGCATAGTGTGGCTTATCACAGTCTTGTGTTGAACACTTCTTCTTGTTAGTAGTCCATGTCTTCTTTGCTGATGCATTACGACATGTCTTACAGTAATAATCAAAGCCATCATCATTTGGACGATAAGCCTTCATTTTGTAGAACACTGTTATATCTTTTACTTCTTGGCATCTAGCACATGTCTTAGTCATTATGATTTATACCTATCAGAATTAATATACTCTTCGTATGTCATGGTGTGCTTGTTTTGGTTGCATTTTCTGTGGCATGGTCTTACATTCTCAATGGTGTTTGATCCACCTCTAGATGTAGGTGTCATGTGATCAGGCCAGAAAGAATAATCTGAGCCTATTCCTCTTTTAGGTGCATCAAAATCAATTGGCTTACTACAAATGTAGCAGTCTGATCCATAAGTATCAATGAGTTGTTTCTCTGTCCAATCCTCATGAACCACTCCTCGTTTACGGGCTACAATCTTTCTCTGTGCTTGTCTATAGATGTGAGGATTTCTCTGTTGCTCAGCCTTCTTCATTGCTTTTTTAAACTCTGGACTCATGTCACTTAAACGATGCAAAGCATAATTACGGCAACATGACTTACAACTATGTTCAAGTTTATCTCTAGTGTCTTTTCTATTATAGAAGTATTCTAGTGTTGCAGGATACTCTATCTTACATTCTTTACATGTTTTCATTATGCAAACACCTGACCTTCATATATTTCTAGGTATTCACGAACTGTACTGATTCCCTTATAATCATGGCATGGTACGCAATATTGGGTTCCATTGCTGTAATCAATCTCATCAGCAACCCAGCCAAGGCACCAGACACACATCAAACTATCTAATTTATTTCTATTCATATTTATTTCCCATTCTACTAAGTATTTAGGAGCATCTCTGCTGTCTATATTATAAGTATAACACACCTATGCTATCAATACAACCTAAATGGCCATATTTAGGATATCGTTACCAAATCGTTATAATTGATACCAACCCTTATCAAATAGATTAAGTAGTCTTCTAAAATATCTGTCATATTCGTATCTAATCATATCCATGGAGTAGTTCTTATAGGCATCTATGGCTATTTCTCTGTAGTCTAATGTCTTTACCTGTTCCGTCGCATTTATGAACTCAGAAAATGAGTTACAACGATAGCCGTTAAATCCATTCTTAACTGTCTCAGTAAATATGCCCAGATCCGTGGTTATAACAGGTGTTCCAACAGCCAAAGCCTCTAGATGTGAGTTGCATCCTGGTTCAAGGTATAAGGTAGGGCTGAAGGCTCCTAATGCACCTCCTAGAAGGGCTGCTCTGTCTTCTGCTTTAACATTACCAATGTAGGTTCCATAGGATGGACGATAATCTCCAGTACCACCAAGAATTAATTCAACTCCAAGGTGCTCACAGACCTGAGAGGCTATGTCAATTCCTTTACGCTTTGTCAAACGGCCTAAGTAGACATAGTAGTCTTTTTTGTCCAATTGCATAGAAAACATCTTAGGATCAAAATAAGGATTGATTACTTGATCCATAAAATTAATATCAACTGAGGCAGCGTTCTTCCATTGTGAATACACTCCTGATCTCCAGGTATTGGACTCAAAGACTTTGTAGTTACTAAATACTCCTGAGTAGCCCACTCCATACTCCACTGAAATATTTGACGGGAAGGCATCTGCTACTGGCTTTTGTGCTAGGCCTCCAATTATACAGATAAAGTCTTTTGGTTGTATTCTTTTGCTTATTTCTTTAATTGCATTACCGTTGAAGATTTGCCAATGAGGTAAGGTGTTATCAAATGAGGTGCTTGTAAAGTGATTGTTTCCAACTGCTTCAGCCCTTTGTTCCTCAGAGATACAGGTAATCAACTCTGTAGGATTTGATGTTGTTTCTTCTCCTGCGTACAAAAATACTTCATGGCCAAGGGAAGTCATCATTCTGACAAAGCCATGAGTCTTGGCTGTATAGGCACAAGAGTAATATTCCTCAGTTACTTGAGTATGAGGCAACGCTAAGATGTGCAACCTCACTTGCAGCAGCCATCCTCGCACTCACACTCTGTCATATTGTAAATCAAGAAATCTAATTGCTCTAATGCATTGATCAGAGAAATCTTAATTCCAATAAGTTCTTCTACTTCTGGACTATTTGTTATTTCCATTGTCTTGCCCCATTTCATTCATATCGTTGATTATCTTGTCTAGTCTATCTATTGCTGCATTTAGTGCATCTATTGATTCTTGTACTGGATCTTTAATTGGTTCATTAATATAACCACCCATATTTTTCTCCCATTTCTTGTTATAGTGTTTATCATTCATATATCTATGAAAATATCTTCTTACCATTGTATCACTTCCTGGCTATTCTTGGCGATTTGCTATAGTCAGTTCTCTTGTTACGAATCATGGCTAATGTTGATACTGATATATCTGGAAAGTTCTTTCCCTTGTTTCTTTTTTGCCAACGATCCATATACTCATCAAGATACTGACTAATTTTTTCATCTGTCTCTTCATCAGACATAACCATTAGTTCTTCCATGCTGACACTATTATAGAAATGACTGATGATTGCTGGTTCATATTGTTTTTTAGCCACTTTTGCTGCTCCAATAGAAATATGCTAACCAACCAATGGACATTGCAATGATTGGACTTCCTGTTACTAAATTTAGAACTCCTGCTAGGATTATGGCTTTGAATACATTATCCATAATTACCACAACTTACAATCTTTTGGTAAATGCATTTTTAGATCTGAGTCTACATGCCAAAGCATCTTTTGATGCTTCTTAATTCTTCTAGTACAAGCACTGCAGTTAATAAAATTATCTCTATTACTAACAGTTTTCCACTCATTATTAGTATTGCTACTATCTATATAATCCTTTTCTTTTTTGAAAGGACTTCTTTCATCTATCCAATTAGTATTACTTCCCATTTTCACTTATCCTTTTCTTTTCATATTCTGCCCATGGCTGTCCTTAACATGTAAAGATAAATCTTTTGTTAAAGATAGGGCTTCGCCCCTTTGTACTACTTCGTAATCACAGCACTTGCGATGAGGATTCAACGAGACTCAAGCATCTGCCCGTAGTCATTCCAGAACCAACATTGATGTGATCTCTAAACGCTCTGAAGTAATCCAATGGTAGCACATGTATTTAACAAAAGTCAAATAAGCATAAAAGAAGGGCCCTACAAAGAGAATGGGATTAAACTCTGTAGGACCCTTCAGGTTCTATGAAATCACGGAGGTGTCAACATAGAATTCAATTGTAGCAGGTGATATAAGTGTCTGTCAATCTAGTTGATTTTTTACTTTATTACCATTTTCATCACGGTCATAAATTCTATTAATTTCTACTTGTGTAATTTCTTCTGTCATGATTTCTCCTTAGTATACTTTTACTGTAACGGCATAACCGTCTTTATCAATTTTTGTTACTTCTTCGTATTCCAAAGAATCTAACGATACTTGTTCTTTTCCTGCCATTTTAGTACCAGCCTTTCTTCTGAAAATGTTTCCAGGCTCCACATGGATGCGAATGCCTTCTTGAAATATAAGATAATGTAGCGACCAATTGGGACACTGCACTATCTGACTTCTTCATTCCTAGGCTACTTACTGTTGAATTGAGCATTTGCCCTATGCCTGAAGCAGTGCTTGTAGGGTTCTGAGCCTTTGGATTCCACGCTGATTCCCGTCCTACCAATTTGGTCAAACACAGAAATTGCTCTGGATTAAGTAAATCTTTTGCTACCTCTTTGGCATTTACGCTCATCAGAGGTGGCCTTTCTTTGTAAACTATTGGTACTGCTTGTTCTGTTGCTATTCCTGCTTGTATAAATACTGCCAGCAAAATTGCAATTACTGCTCTTTGCCATAATTTTATTTTTGTATTAATAAATCTCTCCTAAATTAGATGAATTGCCCCATCTTATTAGTCATAGACTTACCTCCTTAAAGTTTATTACTTTCTATCATATTACAGATCTGATCAATAGTCCAGTCATCTAGGCCTTCAACCTCAGATAGTCTATCCACCAGTTCTTCCTTGGCGAAGAGATACCCATCTTGAAAACCTTCCTTGTACTGTTCCATTGTTCTAGTTTACACCATTCTTGACAATTATGGCCTGAATGCTATAGACTTTAATTATGAAACTAATGAATCACTTAAATCGTTATACTAATGAAGAACTTAAAAATTCTGATCAAATATGTTCATCCTGCCATCTTAATTTTTCTAGTACCAGGGCTGGAGATAAACACCGTATTGGCACCTTTGGGATTGACCGTCGCTGTGCCTCTCCTGAAGAGGTTGGGCTAGTCAAGAATATCAACCATTATGGAGCCATTGTCTATAGTCTCTAGAATAGGCCAAATCACCTGTTTCTCACGCTCAACTGACAGGCGATCCATACCTAAGTATAGGTAGATGCCTAAAAGGTCCTTAAAACGGCTGCTAGGCACCTTAAATGGGCATCCTAGATAATAGGAAAAGAGCCCCAGATTAACTCTGAGGCCCTTCCTTGTAGATTAATGAACAGACAAATAGTGGTGGTTCTGTATTTGATCTACATAAGCCTATTGTACTCTTATTTCTTTGTTACGCCAAATTCTTTTTCATTAGGTTGTAGTGCCTTTACGAGAGGACCAACTAGTCCTGCCACAAATGCGTTTGCTAATACCTTTGGATCTGTGATTCCAGCCATGTACATAGCAAGTACGGCTGCTAGAGACGCTCTAAGATAAGAGGCTCCTGCTGCTATTGCTTGATCTTTGACTGTCTTTGCTGTTTTCTTTGTAGCCATTATTTCTCCTTTGGTGGTGCTTTTCTTTTAGGTCGTACATTCTCAGTCATGAGAATATTCATAATTTGCTGTACCTGGATTTCTAGCCTATCAACGGAATCCTTTAGGCTTGAGCCAGAATTGGGTTTTAATTCAGATAGATAGTGCTTTGTCATCCAACGGACTGCTGTAGCAAGTCCTCCAATTAGAGTAAAGATTGCTACAAAGAATGCAGCCCAGTCTTGTGGTGTCACTTAATTTCTCCTTGTATCCATTTGTATGTTTCAGATAACCCATACTCCAGATCCTCATCTGGTGCATAGCCCAAAACACTTTTAATTAGTGCGTTGTGTGATGTTCTTGCATGTACTCCAAGAGGTCCTGGAATATGTTTCTTAGTTAGAGTCTTGCCTGCTATGTTGCAAACAATATCCACTAACTCATTTATAGACACATTTCTTTCAGAACCAATATTGATTGGCTCAAAGTATCTGTCCTGTCTATAAAAATCTATGGTTGCTTTAATTGCTTCATCTATGTATAGGAATGAACGATGTTGTTCACCGTTACCCCAAATTTCTATCTCATCTGTTGCTTTTGCTACCTTGCGACAAATGGCTGCAGGTGCTTTTTCTTTACCACCGTCCCATGTTCCTTCTGGACCATAAACATTGTGATATCTAGCAACCTTATTAGTCATGCCGTAGTTCTTATTATACGCCAAGTATAATCTTTCACTAAACAATTTTTCCCAACCATACTCTGTGTCAGGTGCAGCAGGGTAAACAGAATCTTCTTTACAGTTAATCTTATCTGGATCCATCTGGTTATATTCAGGATATACACAGGCTGTGGATGAAAAGAATACTGACTTAATTCCAACTTCGTGTGCTCTTTTTAAAACATTTACATTCACAAGAATTGAATTGCCCATAACTTCTGCATCATTGTCACCAGTATTTATATAGCCAGCCCCACCCATATCTGCTGCTAACTGATAAACTTCGTCAAACTTTTTATCCATAACACTTGCAACAACATGTGGATCTCTTAAGTCACCAATTATAAAATGATCAGCAAATGAAACAGAGAAGTCTGGATATTTTAAATCTACTCCACGGACCCAATAGCCTTCTTTATTTAATCTTTTAACTAGATGGCTACCTATAAAACCACCTGCTCCTAATACGAGTGCTGTCTTCATATTCTAGACTCTGGCCATTCTCTCCACCACATTTTTCTGGTGTTGTCTAATTGATGCCCATTCCAAGAATAAGGCTGCCCTACTGCTTTTGGTGGGTTATCAAAGAACTCCCATGTTTCAATACCTTTTTGATTTCTTACTCTATGGATATAAGCACTGTAAGTACTTCCTGATGTGCCCACAAAATTTGTAGAGTCATGAAGCACAAGGTTGCAGATAAGCCCAAAGACTACCTCATCTTGAAACGGTAATGCTTTAAAATCTTCTGCAAAGTTATTTATAATGTATTCATCCAATAGTATAAATCTATGCTTGTTGTCTTGAACCATCTTATGTCCTGGTTCACATGTTGAGACAACTATTGGTAGGTTGTTTTGCTCAAAGTTGTTTAGCCATCCTTCAAACATCTCTTGTGTAGTTTCAAACATGTTTACATGGTCAGAGAGTCTAAGATGCATACCCTGAAAATTTCCAAGAGAGGCAGATATTTTCTTAGCCAAGTCTGTATATTCTTTTTTAAACTTAACTGAAGATATTGCCTTATTTAGTTCAGGGCTTCTGTTATAGAAGAACCTACAGTACCAGCCTAATGTTCTTTTTATATGGAGCGTCTTGTCTAACGGCAGTCTTTGTCTGCCCTCAGCAAATGCTATCTCATCATCTGAAACTGTATGACTATTGCTATAGTAAAACCCATTTATCATGTCATCAATTACAAACTCTTCTTGAGGAAAACTGTTTATTTTTTCATTAATAAAAATTAAGTTTTGATCAAAGTCAAGTAAATCTAATAGATGTGGAGACTGGTCTGAATTTATGAACCATTCTCTTTGCTGATTATAAAGTGTGCTTGGAGTAAAGATAGCAGTACTATTAGCATCAAACAAATTAGAATCAGCCATATATTTTCCATAATGAATTATTGCTGGAACATTTAATTCATTAGATAGTCCTACTGCTAACTCTAGGCTCATTACCTGGTTAATTAGTCCTGTAGGATTATATAACTGAAAGAACAACTTGTTCATTACATAGAATCTTTTGCGTTTCCGTCTGCTCTTCCTAATTCTGGATCTGGATTGAAGGCTGCAAAAGTTCCATTAGTTCTAGGCTTTTTAACTTCACCTTGAATTGGATCAAGTTTGTAGCGATTTCCCCAATATCCATTAGGATAAAAATATGGGCTTTCTGGATTATCAGTCTTTGTTGGTAGTGGATTCTCATTCCAGTTATCTTTAATTGTAACTAGTGATGCTCCACAAAAACGCTCTCCTGAAGTTACCTTCTTGACTCCATGACGAGTATTTCCTTCGTGTACAGCCATAGATCCTGCTTTTGGCTTATACCAATAGTCATAATCTGGATAGTAGATTTCTCCACCTTCGTAGTCATCGTTAACATAAAATACGGCTCCCCAAAGAATTGGACTTTCCATGTGGCCTTGATTATCTATATGGACAAACATCTCTAGTTCAGTGTCCCCATTATAAAACGCATCACTTGCTCCGTCATACATCTTAATTAGGTTATGATCAGAGGGAACCCATTCTGCTTGATGGTCGTGCTCATTAAGAGCATCTTTAATTCTTTCTTTAATAGTGTTTAGAGTAGGCATTATAGGATCCATAATATTTTCATATCCTGGATTTAAACTCATTTGATAGCCATTAATTAAACGCTTACCCCAATACTTAAATTCGTGTTCTTTTAATCCATCATAGTTAAAGTTCCTCATAAATGAGTCTAATAGATTAACTTCTTCTGGTGTTAGAAAGTCTTCAAATATTAAAACATTTCCATCACAGTGCTTTTCTAATTTCATTTTAAATTCCTCTCAATAGCCTTCTGTTGTCTAATCTCTCCGTGCTTTTCTTTAGGTTCGGTTATAAACCAATGGTCTGGTTCCACATAGTGAAAGAAGACTACTCCTATTTTACCAGTATTATTGTAAAGTGTCTCTCTCCAGTGCTCATATTCTTCCCCCATAAACATAACTGCTTCGTTTGGGTTTGCAGTGTATGGCTTTCCATCTATGTAAAGTGCCCATGGATCTCCTTGATAGAGAACCAAATCAAGTGTATATGTACAAGCGTTCACATCTTTATGTTTAGGAAGACTAATAGTCTCATCAGAATACTCTGCAAATAGTGAGTATGATGTTACACAAGTTTTTGTTCCAAAGTATTCTCTTACTATTGGTAATAATATTTCACTAAACTCTTGTAATATTGGTTCTACCTGGTCTCCCAGCAATTTTCTGCCAAAATCACTTATGTCCATAGAATCTAACTTAGGATTATTTTTAAAGTGCATACGAAGTCTGTCAAAGTCATAAGGACTTAAAACATTTTTAATTAATCCAACTTCTCTATTTATCGCATCCATTGAACCACCACATATCTTAATCCATCAGTTACTGGGTGAACCTGATGATGGTACATAAAGTTTGAAGGAAATATTAAAAGGTCATTCTTCTTAGCCTTAAATCTAAGTCCTTGTCTTTTAAACTCTACATCTCCGCCTTCATATTCATCATTTAAATAATAAGTCATTGATACTCTTCTGGTTAATTCTGGATGATCATCTACATGATGATTAAATTTTTGTTCTTTTCCATACCTCAAAAGGTGAGGATTCTCAAAATGCTCTATTACTGCTCCATATTCACGAAGATATTGATTTAAGCATGGCTTCATGCTTTCATTAAATGCTTTTGCAAAGTTAGCAAGAGGGCTATCTTCTTCTGTTTCATGATTAGGAAGACCAATTATGTCTGTATCTCTATGACTATAGTCTGTGTCAACTCTGTTTCCTGTTGCATCTGTAAGCAATACTCCTGCTGGTTCCCAATGTGACCCTGATTCTTCTATCTTATTAAGATATTCCATTGAATCAGGAAATATATTTTCAAATATTACTATACCTGGTGCTAGTTCTTTCATATTACCACTTCCCTATTGGACATACTGCTGCTTGTAATTTTGTTTTAAGCATCATAAAGCATCCGCATTTTTTACAGTTACCTGTTAATTCTACGAACTGTGGACATAACTTGCATATTTCAAATCTTTCCCTGCCCAAGTTTTCATCTTCTACATGCTTGCTTGAATCAATTAGGTCCCAAGGTCTTGTTTCTCCTAAAGACTCTTTCCATTCACTCCATTTAGACATTTTGCCCCTTTTGTTATTCTATTCTACACTAAAATTTAAGATTGTGGTGGATGAAACTCAGATCCATCCCATGTCCAATTCTTGTCTACTTCAGATTCTATTGGCAATTCAACAAAAACTGGATTATTTAAACAAGCATTAGTTATATCCTGAAACTTACTCCTACTTGGAACATTTAATACAGCAACAACATCTTCTTCTACAACTAAAATAAATTTTTTCATTTATATTGTTTCCGTTTCTATTCCATTGATATATTTCCAGCCCATTTCTACCTTTGAAGATGCTGAAACTTGAAAACATTCTGGGTTTGAAAGCATTCCAGCAATAGTTCCTTGTCTTACAGCGTCGTCATCTTTAAGAGCAATGATTGCAACAACAACACCGTTGTTGTCTATCATAGCAAACTTTCTACTGGCCATTATTTTCTCCTTATGTTTAGTATATCATTTATAATTTTTGTACTAACACGCAACACAGTCCCCACCAATATAGACGCAACATACCTCTCCTGGATCATTTCCACAACTTGCAGTAGAACAATCAATTGGTGTTGCGATAATTGGAGTAGCAATGATAGCGATAATCGGTGTAGCGATAATAGGTGTTGCGATAATAGGTGTTGCGATAATTGGAGTCGCAATGATAGCAATAATTGGTGTCGCAATAATTGGTGTGGCAATGATTGGAGTTGCAATTATAGCAATGATAGGTGTCGCAATGATAGGCGTTGCAATAATAGGGGTTGCGATAATGGCAATAATTGGCGTAGCAATGATTGGCGTAGCAATAATAGGCGTAGCAATAATTGCAATGATAGGTGTAGCAATAATAGGAGTTGCGATAATTGGCGTAGCAATAATAGCAATGATTGGGGTAGCAATAATTGGGGTAGCAATAATTGGGGTTGCAATAATAGGAGGAGGAGGAGGTGGTGCTATGTACTGAAGTACAACACCTATTCCACTTGGACTACGAAATAATGGACTCACTTTTTCTCCTCTTTATGAATAATTAAGCAAACTTATTTTGTGATGCTAGAACTGTATATGTTGCAGATGCTGTCTTTATAATTGTATAAACATACACATCTGTTGAGTTAATATTTCCTGTAGGTGCTGATCCACCTAACCATTTAGGAACAACTGCAGATCCATCAACTTGAAATGCTGTTGGTTCATATGCTGTAGCACCAATTGGTGTAACAAGAACAGCAGAGATTTGTTCTCCAACTGCCATTATTGAGTTAAGGGTTACTGCAGGTGAAACACTTCCAGTAACATTTACTACCCAGTCTGATGTAGCATCAGTCTGTAGAAGTTCAACAGATGATGTTTGAGTCTCAATAGTGACAGTACCTGTCGCTCCAGGAGTTGCAACAACTTGAACTGTTTCTCTTGGTGATGTAAGAACCTGGTTTTCAAATAGAGGTACCCATGCAGATCCACTATAGTAGGCTGTAGTATTTGTGTCTGCAAGATAGCAGAACATTCCTTCTGTAAGACCAGCAGTTAATGCTGTGTCTGCATCTCTTGCTGCTTCAGAAGCGTAAAACAGAACTGACTGATTGGCCAGGTTCTGTTGGACTTGTGCTGCGGTTAAAACTGCTCCTGTTGTGAAGAGTTTGTACCCTAAGTTAGGACCAATCGGCATTGTGTTTCTCCTTTAGTATGATAGCGTGTTAGTGTTTTGTGGAACAGTATCTCCAAGTATACCTTGAAGTTCTGAATTTAGTATAAAGCCCTGGATTAAAGGCTCAGCAGTTAACAACTTAGTTGTCCAGGTGCCTGGAGTAATATCGTGCTGTACTCCTTGAATGAACAACTCCTTTGTAACATTACTGCCACCAGACATTGTTTTTTCTACAAATATAAGGTTGTAGATATCTGAAGATAAATTAATAACCAGATTTAATTCACTAATGTCTGAATAATTATTTACAGTAATAGAATCAATTCTTAGGTCTGCATTTTTGCGAGTAGCCAATAGTGTTCTGGCTTGATCATTTGCCTCTTGGTCTGTCTGAACAAGAATTCCAGTTCTTTGACCTGATTTAGTAAAGAACCTTTCAATGCTTGCTGCATCTGTAACTTCTTGAGGTACTGCAGGACCAAGGCCATCGTCATATCTTGTAACTGTTACATCATTAAGAACTAGTTGATCATCAAAAGCAAAGTCAATGCCTTGGTATGGAAACACTCCAGGTGCTCCTGTATCTGAATATATTCTAACTGGGGCATCTGCTCTTTCAATAACAGTATCACGATCAAAGAAAAGAGTTTTTCCAGACCTTTGCATAAAGAATGCACCAAACTCAGATTGCTCAACTGTCTGAATAGCCTGAAGAATTGATCTTGCTCCACCTGGATCTGCTTGCATAGTAGACTGTCCTGGGAATGTACTTCTCATGGATTCTGGAAAACCTGCAAAATCTAGCAATTCATCTACTCTTGTGCCAGATAATTGTCCTGCTGTACATCCAGGAACTGGGTCAGTTCCAGTAGAAACATTGTTTAAAAGTCTAAATCCATCAACACATTGCAAAACAACTGTAGAAGTTTGTTGAACTCCTTGGTAGAAACCAGTATCATATGAACTTATGTATCCAGAAAATAGGTTAATTTCATCAGGTGATCCCTCAAATGGTAATGCATAGATTCTTATCTTACGAAGAGGTACTACCTTTGAACTATCTGTTACTGGATCCCAGTATGGACTTGATTGGTTCTGAGGACTAAAGTTTGAGTTAGGATCATTTATCGTTACCGTCGCAGTTCCAACCTCAAAGTTAGATAGGATACGGTTACGACCTCTACGAATAGAGACTGCCATTACTTGATTAGTAACATCTACAATATCTGCAGGCTGATCTCCTAAAATGTTTGTATCCAAAATGCCATAAACGGCATCGTCAAGAATAAGAGGATATCCAAAGGATGCTCCATTCGCAAAGTCAATTTCTATTTTTACTACTGGTGCTGCCATTTTATATTGCCTCTAGCGTTAGTGTTTGACCATTGTATTGACCAGCCAAGAGTCCTTGTCTTACTGTTGCAACTAAATCTTTTTCAGTAGATACAGAGCCATTAACCGTTAGATTAACTGTAACTGCTCCTGAACCAGATGTTCCAGAAACGCTTGACGCATTAGCCAGAGTCATTGATCTAAACTTAGATCTTTCATCATAGTCTAGTTGTGCTCGTGCTGCTACAGATGCTGCTAAATCTTCTGCTTCTTTAGCCTTAAAATTAGCAAGTGTTGTTGCATTCTTTTGTACTGCTAATGCTGTTTCTGCTGCTCTTAATTGTGCTGCTATAGATGCTGCACCTATTGCTCCAGACTCACCTGCTGCTAATGCACTTGGATTTACTCCTGCTGCTGCTATCGCTGCTGCATTCATGTCTCCTGCTGCTTTGGCTTTTGCATAAGCCTCTGCTGCTGCCTTAGAAGCACTTGCTGATGCTGACGCTGCTGCTGATGCTGCAGTTGACGCTGCTGCTGCTGCAGTGCTTGCAGCACTTGAAGAACTTGAAGAACTGGATGAACTTGCAGAACTTCCTACACCTGCAGCAAGTGCTGCTTGATAAGCCATTAGTGCTGCGAGAGCAGCCTTCCACTTTCTTTCTGCTTCATCTGCAGGATCTGTAAGTTGTCCATTCCATGAAACTGGAGCACCTATTTGTGCAACATACTTGAGGACTTCTTCTCTAGTTAGTCCCCATTTACCCATTAAGTCATTAATTTCAGTATCGTCAAGTTTGTAGTCAGCAATCTTAACTGTAAAGTCTGCATACTGTCTTACTTGCTTTTCTGTTAGTCCCCATTTTTCTTGGAGTTTAGCAATTTCCTTATCACTAAGAACATTATCTGCTAATGCTAAAGTAAAGTCAAGGTACTTTTCTGCCTGCTCTTTTGTTGATCCCCAAGACTTAGAAAGTGCATCAACTGCTTCGCTTGTTACTTTACCCTCTTTGTTTATTGAAAGGGCTGTAATAATATATGATGCTGCTTGCTGAGTGGTCATGTCCCACTTCTTGGCAAGAATAGCAACATCTTCAGAAGATATCTTGTTGTCTGCTAATGCTGTAAGAATGTCACTATATCTTTGTAATGACTTGGCTGCTTCATCAGTTGATTTCTTTGATTCAGCAATTGCCTTAAGTCTTTCTGCTTCAGCAATGTTATTTTGTTTTAGTAGCAGTAAGTATGCTGCTTGAAACTGAACTGCTTCTTGCATTTTTGGATCAAGTGTACTAAATGGAGTAACACCTTTTGTTAACTTGGTTCCAGTCTTACTTGTTGTGACCTTTACACCTAGTTTTTTAAGGTTGTTGAGTACTGAGTTTCTCTTAGCCTCTGCTGCATCTGATTTAGCCTGGGCTGCAGCATTCTTAGCCTCAAGTGCTGCAAGTCTTTTTCTTTCTGCTTCTTTTATTGCTGCAAGTCTTTTTTCTTCTTTTATTAAATAATCAGTACGAGCACCATCCATCGTCTGGGTCTTTTTTAGTGCTGCTTGAACTGAGTCTTCTACTGCTTGTGCGTCAGCAGATAAAGTTATCTTAGCCTTTACTTCATTTCCAAAACCAAGAAGTTTTCCAAGCCAGGTATTTCTCAATGAGTCTACAATCTTGCCCAAGATCATTGTTGCATACTTATAGAAGCCGTCCCATAGTGGCTTTACCTTCTCCATTAATGGTCCAAGGAATTCAAATCTCTTCTTAAAGTTATCTATTGCCTCTGTTATTCTATTCTTGCCATAATTAAAGATCCAGTCCCAAACATATTTAACTCCTGGAATTTGATCATAGAAGAAGGTAGCAATTTGATCTATGTATAGACCTAATGTTATCCATGGACTCTTTTTACCAACAGTCTTTAGGACTCCCTTCCAGTTTTTAGCAATTCCTGAGAAGATAGCCTTACCGTTGATCTTGTCTAGTCCTCCTTTGACTCTTGCAACTACTCCACTAAGTCCACCCAGAGACTTCATTGCAGTTTTGGATCCTCTGGTCAAGCCAGCATCTATCTTGGTTTTAGTTAATGCTTTGTTAATTTTGCCAATTATTTTTACTATACCAGCAAGACCACCAGCAATAGCAGTAAGTCTAAAAGCAATTCCTAACGCAGAAACAGAAACTGTAAGAATCTTTACAGCATCATCATACTTGATTAGGAACTCAAGGAACTTTCCACCAGCAATCATAAAGTCTTTGAATATTTCAACTAAATCTTGTAGTGTCTTTGCAAGTTTGTCTTTGTTAAGATTAACCCATGCTTGAACTGCTGGAACAACCTCTACTAAAATATAGTTTGCAAACTCTTGTATAACTGGAAGAAGTGCTTCTCCAAGAGAGGCTGTAATATTTGAGTATGATGCTCTAAGTCTTTGTAGTTGTGCAGCAAGAGTATTATATTCTCTCTTTGACTGCCCTTGAGCAGCCGTGGTCTTCATAATAATAAGTTCGTATGCAGCCTGTGCTTCTGCTGCTTTTAATGTTTCGCCTTTTAAGCCCTTTAATCCTTGGGCTGCAAGTCGTGCAGTAATGTCAGACTTTCTAATAGCAACACCATAACGCTCAATTGGGTTATATTCACCCTTAAATGTTGAACTAAGTGCTTGAACAGCATCTGCTGTAGTTCCACCATAAGTTGCTGCTAAATCTGCAGCAAGAATTTCAAGTTCTTTTGTACGAGCAATAGCATCGTTTTCTTGCAGACCTAAGCCTTTAAGTTGTGTACCAAGCAAGGCTGCATAACGAGCAGCGTCTGCTGTTGATAGTCCATACTCAACCATGCCCTTTGAAAATTCTTTTAACTGTTCCGCATTCTTTCCAAACACTGCATCCAAAGCACCAAACTGTTGAGAAACATCAGATGCAGCCATGACTGAATCTTTACCAATTTTAACTGCTGCAGAGGCTGCAGCGACTGCTACGAGACCTACTGCTCTAGTTGCTTTCTTGGCATAAGCATCAAATTGCTTACCAAGTTTCATAAGATCTTTTTGTGCTGCCTTTGAGCCTTTATCAGAATACTGAGATGCAATACGGGCTATAACTGTTCCAACGGCCATTTTTTATACTCTCCTCGTATCTAATTTTCTTTGCAAGGCTGCTTGAGCATCTTTAAATGCTCTTTCAACATTGTTAATAAACCTGTCTTTATTCTTATCAACTGACTTCCAGACTAAACGAGATGCTTGAGATTCTCTCTTCTCAAGGTTGCTGATAAATTTATTTTTACCTGAACCTTTGTTTTCTCTTCCAGCCAATTCATAAATAACACCTGCAGCAGATTTATTCTTTAATGCACCTACTGAGGTTGTGTAGTCTTTTCTTACTTTACCCTCTGATTTTGAGGATGAGATTCCTTCTCTAATAACGCTCTGATCCCATGCAGGCCAGCCAGCACCACCTCTGGTGCGTGGCTTGACCGCAGGTTTAGTACTCCATCCACTAAGTGGTGGTTTTGCTTGAACAAATCCTTGTGCATCGTTTTTAGCAATTTTAAGTTCAGAGTTAATAACTTTATTAAAACTCTTAACTGCATCTTTGTCAAAAGCCTTTAATGCCTTTATAGTGTCTGTGACACCAATTAGCACTATCGTATCTTTTGCCATTACGAATTCCTTTACTTTTTAGATTGTTCCTTTAAATATATCACCATTGCCTCAAGTACACCATCTGGTGCTTCCATAAGGTCAAGTGGAGATATGCCTGTCTCCACAGAAATCATTGCTAACGAATATGTTAGGCTGTCTCTGTGGATTCTGAATTTGGGTCAGTCTCTAATTCCACACTTTCTAGTGTGTCTAAGAATGATTCTCCAAATGGCTTTACAACTTTTCCGCTATCTTTTAATGCAGACCAAGCCAGGAAGTAGATATGCTCTAACTTCTGATCTTCTGTCAGCAACTTAGCGAAGCCTTTGTTAAACTTTTGTTCAAATGCAACAAGAGATTTTGGACGAAGAGGATATGTTCCTGTTTCTCCATCACTTGTCTTTACTTTTATAAATAGTCCATCCATTTTATTGCCCCTTTTCTAGGTTATGTTGTTTTTGTTATGTCTCCAGAGATTGGCCATTGCACTGTTGCCGTGGATATATCTCCTACTGCACCATTAAGAGGAGTCCACTCTGAGATCAAAACCTGAAAACTGTATTCAGGATTGGATGCTGTAGTGGGTCCATTTACTGGCTTTACTTGACAAAGAACGGCAGTGCCCAGTAAAGGGTAAATTACTGACTCTACTGAGCCTGCCTGAAAGTCTTGATGAAACTCAAAAGTTACTGAGTTATCTGCAAGACCTGCAATTCTTCGTTTTGATATGTCATTAAATTGTGTAGTCTCAATAATGTCATGAACGGTTGCCAAAGAGATGCTTGCGATATGATCGCTCAAATCATAGGTGGTTGGTCCAACCACAAATTCAACCTGTGCATTAGTTAAGACTAATCTGGCCATGATTAAGGAGTTACATCCTTAACGATTGCACCTGAGACTGGCCATGTAACTGAAGCAGTTGCTAGTTCGCCTACTGCTCCGTTTATTGGAGTCCATTCTGTAACAAGAACCTGTCCTGCTTGTTCTCCTCCAACCAATGCACCATTCATTAGGTATGCTGGATTAGTTGCAGAGATTGCTCCTGATGTTGGCTTAACAATTACATTTGTTAGTGTTCCAATCAAAGGATAAATTGTTGCTTCTACTTCTGTTGCAGCAAAGTCCTGGTGGAAATCAATTGTAATTGAGTTGTCCTTAAGACCACCAATTCTTGATCTTGCCCCTGATGTTCCAAACGCTGTTGTCTCAACTGCGTCTGCGTTTGATGCAAGGCTGACTGATGCAATACGATCTGAAAGATCTACTCCACCAATTTCTACACTAACATCTGTTAATACTATAACTGCCATGATTCTTCTCCTTTTGAGTTATCTAGTTGAAATGCAGGCTTTTCTTCAAAAGAAAAATCCTGTTTTGGTGCTTCTTTTACTTCTTTTACTTCGCTTACTTTTGTTACTGATCCTGCATTTGCGGCTTTGATATGACCTGCTGCAAGAAGATGCTCTACGCTTCCTCCTGCACTAAGTATATCATCTCTGGTAAGTTTATCATCTTTTACCTTACCGCAAACTTTCTTGTTTGAGATTACTGTATATTCCATTGCTTCTCCTTAGCCCCAGATTGTGAGGTTATAGCGATATGATAAGAAAGATTGATCACCAGAAATATATGTGCCACTTTCTGCACTAATAACTCTAAGTGTGTTAACAAGTCCACCTAATGTTCTGTCTGACTCTATAGCAGTTTTGATTGATCCATTACCACTACCTGCCAGAAAGTTATCAAGTTTATCTTGTGCTGTTCTTTCTGATATTCTTTGAACAATCACAAAGATATCAACAGAAGCCTGATCCAGACCTCTTTGGTTGTCAATATCAAATGTGAAATCTAGTTGTCCTACTACTGCACATGGCGGAACAATAACATCTGGAATTAAATCATAAACTCTCAGGTTTGTTATTGTTTGTAGATTTGCTTTTAAAGCATCTCTTACACCATTGATATTGGAAATAGCCATTAGAATGCCAATCCAAAGTTTCTACGGTATGTCTTTAGAAGCATCTCAACATCTGGATCTAGACGAGAGTTCAAACGAACTGTTCCTAGTTCTACAGATCCTGCAATACCAAATGGAGATTGCTTTCTAACAAATAATCTTGATGCCTGAATCTTGCAGGCTAATTCTACTTCGTAAGGTATTGCTTTGAAACCCCAGACTCCAGTTATTTTAACTGTCTGAGGAAAGAAGTAAGGAAAGACATATGTCTGAATTGCTAATAGTCTTGTTATTGGCATACCTACTTCTGGATTATTAACAGGCTCATACATAAGATCTGTATCTAAGTTCCAGACTTGTGTAAATGGTCCACTTTGATTTGCTCTTGATCTTACTTCTGTTGGTTCAATAAGGTCATCTATCTCTAGATACCACGGACTTAGAGGTGTGTAATATTTAGTTACAGGTGCTGCTAATGTACCTTCTTGATAGAAAGATCTCTGGCAATACTCGTCAATCATACGGCTTGCAGCAAGAATCGCTGCTTGGATATCATTATCATCCAGGCTGTCTTCAATCTGCAGTGCATTTCTCACATCTGCTAAAGTCGTATAGACATTATTAGGCTGTGAACTCTGTGCAAGCGTAGGTCTGCTCATTTATTCCTCTTCTCCAATTTAGGCAACATAGCCTTCTCC